CTACAGAGTTCTTGACGCTCAATACTTTGGAGTGGCACAGCGCCGCCGCCGTGTGTTCGTTGTCGGATACCTTGGAGATTGGCGACCTGCCGCAGCGGTACTTTTTGAGCGCCACAGCTTGTCAGGGAATCCTGCGCCGCGCAGAGAAACGCGGAAAAAAACTTCCACCACAATTGGAACAGGCGTTAATGTCAGTTATGACATGAAACAACATCACAACCCACAACCAAGCAATACTGTTCAACTGACAACAAAAAATTGCATTGGTGTTCGTGGTGATACACCTTTAATACAACCCTCTTATGGAATTCAAGGCAACATGATTGGTCGTTCTGACAATGCTGGGCCAAATGGAATAGGTGTAACTGAAGATGTTTCATTTACCTTAACCAAAGGTGATCAACACGCAGTAGCGCAAGCTATACCACTGAACACTATGACTATGCAAGGTAGGCCATCAGATGATGGGCGCATGGGAAGTGGAATTGGAGAAGCTGGCGATCCATGTCCAACGCTTACTAAAGCGCATAGTCATGCGGTGGCGCAACCTGTCTACGAAATGCACGGTCAGGACAGCCGTGTGCGTGACCTTGGTGATACTTGCAGTACCGTCACAAGCAAATGGGGAACTGGCGGTGGGAATGTGCCAGTAACTACGCAACCGACAATCATTCACGGAACACAAGACCCTTGTGTGTCTGACATCGCATTTGCTCAAGGCAGAAACAATGGTGGCGAGAATGTCATGGTGCAACATATGGCAGTGCGCCGACTCACGCCAAAGGAGTGCGAGAGACTCCAAGGTTTTCCTGACAATTACACTGACATTCAATCAAAAGGCAAACCCACACCAGATGGCCCTCGATACAAAGCCCTTGGCAATAGCATGGCAGTGCCTGTAATGCGCTGGATCGGTGAAAGAATAAAACAATTTGAGGAAATGGCATGAACCATGAATACAGACAAATCGCCAACTCAATCCTTGACAGACTCAAAGACGGTGAAGAATTTAGCGCAGTTACCGTTACAAGATCGCTTGAACTTACAGGAGACATTGCGCCAAGCGGAAGCGAGGGAATGGATCAAGCGGTACAGGAAGAAGATCAAGGAGGAGGGGAAAACCGAAGCATTAGCATGGTGGCAGCAAACCTTATCCGACTTAGTGAAAAAACGTGGACAACCCGCCGTTGATGAATTACGCAAAAGGATAAATGATGAGGGCAGCAAAAATTGATGCTAACCAAGAACAAGTTGTTGCGGCGCTACGGGCGGCTGGCGCTACGGTTCAGTCTTTGGCTAGTGTTGGCAAAGGTGTACCTGATTTGCTGGTGGGCTATCAAGGTCAAACCCTGCTTATGGAGGTTAAAGACGGGCGTAAAACGCCATCTGCGCGACTTTTGACCGAAGATCAACTGAAGTGGCACGGAAGCTGGAAAGGGGGCGCATTGGCGGTTGTGGACTGTCCTGATGCGGCATTACGAATGATTGGGGTATTAAAATGAAACCAGAAGAAGCTACACAAGCCATCAGGGACAAAGCGCCACTGTATGGGGACGCAAAAGGTCAGCGGATTTACCTTGAGGAATTCCGCAAATCCAAAAAAGCCATGCTGATGCGAGATGCCCTGCTTAACGGAATTGATGCCGCTACCCATCAGGAACGCGAAGCATATTCAAGCCCTGAGTATCAGAAATTGATTCAAGGGTTAGCCGCAGCGGTTGAAAAGGAAGAAACCCTGCGGTGGGAATTGGAAAGCTACCGCCTAGAAGTTGAGATTTGGCGCACACGCGAAGCCACCAACAGAATGCAAGACAGGTCGCATCAATGAGAAAACAGTGCCGCAGAAAGATTTGGTCAAAGATAAACCCCATAGAACACGCAATAGTTGGGGCAGCAATTACGCCTGATGACCTGTTGGACAGATTGCGCCTGATTGAGTTAAGCGCCATTGAAAGCCTTGTAAAAGGCAATGGAACGGTGGCTGATTGGCGTTCAATCGTGGACATGATGAACATTGCAGAAACTATGGCATCCAATGGGATTGGCGTGGAAGTGCTGGAAATCTGTGAAATAGTCCAAAAGGAAATGGAAGCCGCCGCCCATCGCTATGAGAAAACCCGCAAAATGGGATTAACAGGCACTGGCATCAGATATGTTAAGGAACTTTACCAACTCCATGACTTACAGCGAACCAGCATCAGTCGGTCAGAATATGAACGAATGTTGCAAAAAACCGCAGATTACATTCGATCAAACAATCACAGGGTTGTGCATTTGACATGAGTTTTCAGAAACATCAATACATCAGAAGCAAAAAGTTGTTGAAGCTGGTCGCAGAACTTGACTGCCAAGCCTGTGGGTCAGGCAATATGGTGCAGGCGGCGCACACAAACTGGGGCGGTGGCAAAGGTCGAGGAATTAAAGCTGACGACAATTTGGTGGCGGCATTGTGCCTAAAGTGCCATTTTGAAATTGACCAAGGGAATTCACTGAGTAAAGAAGAACGACAAGAAAAGTGGTTGGCGGCACACATGGGAACGGTTCATGCCTTAACTAGCGCAGGGTTATGGCCTGCTGATGTTCCTGTGCCTATAATCAAAACGTAGTTGCCTTTATGGGGGGTGTTGCAACCCCCCTTTTTTTGGTATATTCCAAACATGAATGAAGAAGTAGCCGAATTCGTAGCGCACTTATTGCACAGCAGTACAGTGACGCATTTCATGCACTGGTCAACTACCAGCTATGCAAAGCACGTTGCATTAGGGGAATACTATGCCCAAATTATTGACTTGGTTGACGAATTTGCCGAAGCGTACATGGGCAAATATGATCAGCTTGAAAAATTTCCTGATGAATTTCATACAGAAAAAGACCCTGTGAAGTATCTGGAAAACATGAAAGATTTTGTGGAAGAATCCCGCAAGGAACTGCCGCAAGACTCGGAATTGCAAAATTTGGTGGATGAAATCGCCGACTTGATCAATTCCACCCTTTACAAACTGCGTTTCCTCAAATAAGGATTAATCATGGCACAACTGATGAAAAGAGAACCCGCTGGCTATGGCGTAAAAGCCACCATGTCTGGCAACCCAGCCGCATCTGACAAAACAGGTGAGCAAGGAAGCGCCAAAAAGAACATTCCTAACGCCAAAACCAACGCCACAGGTGCTGACAAAGCATTTGATGGTGGACGTTCAAGCGGGGTTTGCTACACCCACGACCGCAAAGCTAGTCAGTAATGGCAAGCTGCGCCAACTGTAAATTCTTTTTGAATGCCCAGATCATGGGCAGTTGTCGCCGCTATCCACAGACTATCAACAGGCACATGAATGATTGGTGTGGTGAACATATTGCACCGCAACAAATCGAACCAGAAATGGTGAAATTGCCTGTTTACGATATTTTGACTGACACGGTGGCAGAGCCGCCATTGAAGAAAAAGCCCGGAAGAAAGCCCAAATATGATCAAACCCCTGCGTGACCGTGTAGTTGTTCGCCCCAATGTTCGTAAGTTGTCCGACATTATTTATGTCAACAACAAAGAATCATTCAATGAGGGAACAGTTGTGGCGGTTGGGCCTGCGGTGGATCAGACTCAGGTGGGCGACTTTATCAAGTATGGTAACGGGGATTATCTGAATTGGCCTGTCCACAACATTGATGGGCAGGACTACCAGATCATTCAAGAAGCCGACATTTGTGCCGTAGTAGAGGCATAATTCACATATTTACAAGGAGAAATCATGTCAAATTCAGTAGCAACAGGCGTAGCTTACGCTGACCCAGAATTCACAACCATGTTTGCCAGTGAGCAAATTGGTTACACAGCCGCCGCACAAGGCACTGTGACCCAAGCCACAGACAAATCCACAGGCGTGACCTTGAACAAATCTGCTGGACGCATCACCATGAACAATGCGGCTTTGGCATCCAACACCGCTGTGTCATTCACTATGACCAACAGTTTGATTAGCGCCAACGACACAATCATTGTGAACGTGTCTGGTGGCGGCACTGCTGGCGCTTATACAACCTACATTTCCAGCATGACATCTGGTTCTGCTGTGATTACCTTGCGTAATATGTCAGGCGGTTCGTTGTCTGAAGCCGTTATTCTCAACTTTGCAATCATCCACGGTGCATCTTGAACGCTGAATCACTGAAAAGCCGCATTGAATTTTTGAACGCCCAAGCCAAGCAAATGGAGATAAATCTCCACGCGATTGGCGGGGCAATTCAAGACTGTCAATATTGGTTAAGCCAACTGGAGAGCAAGAATGCCGTTGATCAAAATTCATCAAATGATGTACAATTGGAGGCATGAAACGAATTGATCTGACTGGTGTAAAAAAAGGGCGGCTGACCGTATTGGGATATAGCCATTCACACATACAACCATCTGGTCAAAAACGCGCAATGTGGAAAGTTGTTTGCGATTGTGGAAATGAAAAAATTTTGTCTGCAACCACTTTTACACATGGCACAACTATTTCATGTGGATGTAGAAAAAAAGAAGGATTGCGAAAACTGCCATTTGGTCAAGCAAGTTTAAATCATAAATTTAATATGTATAGACATGATGCTAAAGCAAGAAATCTTACATTTGAATTAACCAAAGATGAATTTGCTGATTTAACTGGTAGAAATTGCAACTATTGTGGAGTTGAAGGTTATTCCAAGACTAAAGCAAGACCAACATCAAATGGCGCTTACTTGTCTAATGGAATTGATCGAGTTGATTCAACAAAAGGATATGTGATTTGGAATTGTGTTCCATGTTGCCCAATTTGTAATAAGATGAAGCTAAATCTTCCATATCAACAATTTATTGACCATGTGAAAAGGATTTTAGACCATGCCCCTCATTCGTTCCTTAACCCCCAAGGCGCTGAAAGCTAACATCAAGGCAGAAATTGAAGCTGGCAAGCCTGTCAAGCAGGCGGTTGCCATTGGCTATTCTGTTAAGCGCGAAGCTGAAAAGGCAAAGAAAGCCACGCCTAAAAAGAAATGACAGACATAGTTCCAGCCATCGAAAAGCGCCCAGTAGGTCGCCCAACCCTATATGACCCAGCATATTGCGAGACTGTCAGGGAACTAGGTCGCCTTGGTAAATCCATCGAGCAAATCTGCTATCAATTGAACATAAGTATTAGAACAATTTACTTATGGAAAGATACGCACGAAGAATTTATGCAAGCCTTGGAAGATGCCAAGACTTTTGAGCAGGCATGGTGGGAAGAACAAGCCGCAGCTTACATGGTTGAGAACAAAGAAAGTGACAGATTGAACCCAACACTATGGTCTAGATCAATGGCGGCAAGGTTTCCGAAGAAGTACAGGGAAAGCACAAAGCAAGAAATCACGGGTGCAGATGGTGCGCCTTTGCTTACTGGGATTCAAGTTACTTTTGTAAAGCCTAATGAGTGATGTTGCCAGCGCCATTGCCAATGCTGAATTTCCGATCAAGCTGCAAGGCTTGTTCAAGCCATCACGCTACAAGGTAGCCTATGGCGGCAGGGGTGGCGCTAAGTCATGGGGTATCGCTAGGGCATTGTTGATCCTTGGCGCAAAAAATACTCTGCGAATCCTTTGTGCGCGGGAATTCAAGACTAGCATCAAGGATTCAGTTCACAAGCTGCTGTGCGATCAGATCGAATCCCTTGGCTTACTAGGGTTCTATGAAATCACCCAGAACAGCATCAGGGGCAAAAACGGCACAGAGTTCGCCTTTGCTGGCTTAAAAAACAATATTGCCAACATCAAATCCTATGAGGGCGTAGATATTTGTTGGGTGGAAGAAGCCCAGACCACCAGCCGATTAAGCTGGAACGTTTTGATCCCTACCATTCGTAAGCAGGGTAGCGAGATATGGATTTCGTTCAACCCTGAGTTGGAAACTGATGAAACCTATCAGCGGTTTGTGCTTAACCCGCCTGATGACTGCATCCAGATCAAGATTAACTGGTCAGATAACCCGTGGTTTCCAGAAACCCTAAAGCTAGAAAAAGACGCACTGAAGAACCGTGACATAGAAGCCTATAACCAAGTCTGGGAGGGTTTGTGCCGCCAATCAGTCGATGGCGCAATCTTTGCCAAGGAACTGCAACAGGCTGAATTAGAGGGCAGGCTGACCCGTGTGGCTTATGACGCTACAAAGCCCGTCCACGCAGTGTTTGACCTTGGATGGTCTGACAGCACATCTATCTGGTTCTTGCAGTTTGTGGGCATGGAAACTCGCCTGATT